TTTTTGAAAACATCACATTGAAACGTTTAAAATACTTAAAGAAGTCGGCAATATCTAAGTTTTGGACATCAATAGGGCGTAAGGTGTACCCCTCACTTTTACCTTTATTGAGTGCATCCTCGTAATTTGATGCTGTTGTTACCCAAGCAATGATCCCAGGTTGCGGAATGCTTCGTCCGCTATTCTCGTTAAATACAATTTCATAACCAATAAGAAATTCATTGCTTTCAATTAATGAGTGTTCTTTTAAATAATCAACGAAACTTAGCGTATCACTTATGTCTGCAGCAGCAGTTCCAATAAAATCATTATACTGAGTTTCAGCAGTGAAGTTTTGCATAATTTGAATCCTTTCATAAACTCGCTATGATCTATTAATCAACTATTTTGTCTATGCTCAAAATTATAATCTATAGGAATAATACATGGCCGATAAAGCGCCGGTAGCAGGTAGGCCGACGGAGTATAAGTCAGAGTATGCCATACAGGCAGAAAAGCTGTGTCTGCTAGGTGCTACTGATAGCGAGATTGCTGACTTCTTCAATGTTTCAGTCCGCACTATTCACCGTTGGAAGATTGAACATGAAGAGTTTTGTCACTCCATAAAAAGCGGCAAAGAAAAAGCTGATGAGCGCGTTGAGCGTAGTTTGTATCAGAAGGCTACCGGTTACGATTATACCGAAGAACAGGCAATCAAGATTAAAGTTGCGCAGCATAAAGAAGAGGTCGAAGTTGTGCAGCTATCTAAGCACTCTCCTGCCGATACTACTGCTGCAATCTTCTGGCTTAAAAACCGTCGCAAAGAACAATGGCGTGATAAGCAAGAACACGAGCTAACCGGTAAGGATGGCGGGCCTATCCAGACAGAAAGTCGAACATGGCGAGAAGTATTGAGGCAAGAGGAGCAAGGGTAGCCGGTACTCCGGTCACGAACCCTGCGCTGTATGACTTCTGGGAGCAGGTGTTTTTAGAACGTGCTGACATTGCTGTTCTTCATGGTGGGCGATCCAGTTCAAAGACGAGGGATACAGCACTTCAGCTCGTAAGGCTGATTGATCACATTCGGGTAAGGATGCGAGTTTTATGCATCCGGCGTTTTCAGAACCGTATTCAGGAAAGTGTCTATACTGAGCTTAAATGGGCGATTACCCGGTTCGGGCTGCAACGCAGCTTTGACATCCAGAAGACAACCATCATCCATAAGGCATCAGGCTCGGAGTTTATCTTCTATGGAATTGAACGAAACCTTGAGGACATCAAGGGTACGTCTGATGTCGATATCCTTTGGGTTGAGGAAGCGGAGAAGCTAACCGAGGATCAATGGACTGTCATTGGACCAACGATCCGCAAGGAGGACAGCCTCGCAATATTGTTGTTCAATCCGAAGTTCGTTACCGATTACGTGTGGAAGAATTTCGTTGTTAACACGCCGCCTCACTGCATTGTCAGGCAGATCAATTATTCAGAAAACCCGTTTCTTTCGCAAAAGGCACTGCGTGACATTGCAGCCATGCAGGAACGCAATCCTGAGATGTTCGACCATGTTTATGGCGGTACTCCATTGGGTGACAGTGAGCTGTCTATCTTTAAGCGCCGTTGGTTAGACGCCTGTGTGGATGCTCATACTGTCTTAACATTGGATATGACAGGCCGAAACATTGTCGGGTTCGACCCGGCTGATGATGGTGAGGACAAGAGTGCAACTGCAGATAAGGTCGACGGCGTATTCACAAACATTGAAGACTGGGCGTCAGGCAAAGATGAGCTGGTTCAGAATGCCAAACGAGTACGGACAAAAGCCAAGCTTATAGGTGCAACTGTTTCATATGACACCATTGGTGTCGGTGCATTTGTTGGCGGTTATATCGATGAACAGAATGGGATTGACGGGGTAACAGTTGAGCATTTCGCATTCCATGCCGGCGGGGCGGTGATGAATGCTGATAAGCCAAGTGATCTGCAGAACCAGAATAGCCCTTTAAACAAGAATGAGTATTTGAATCTGAAAGCGCAGGCTTGGGCGAATACCGCTCGCCGAGCAATGCTGACATTCAATGCTGTAACACGGGGACAATCGATTAAGCCTGAGGATGTTCTCTCGTTCTCATCTGCTATGGGTACTGAAAAACTTGATGCATTATTTACTGAGCTTTGCGTCCCTTGGTGGGTGGAGAGTGAGGGAAAGAAGCGTGTTGTACCAAAGACCAAACTAAAAAAAGACCTGGGTGTGAAATCGCACAACCTCGCGGACGCGGTGATTGCGGCGGACAATGTGAATATTGAAACGCGCGCAAGGACTGCCATGTTCTTAAGTAAGAGGCACCGATGAATGTAATCCGAGCTATGGCAAATGCTGCAGTACGACGCCTTGATGTGATGTTTCCCGGACACTTTCTGGCGGCCAAACATAATCACTACAGGGATTTCGGCTATCCGGATAAAGTCACCTTCGACATGCTCTATGCCATGTATACCCGCAACGGTATTGCAGCAGCTGCCGTTGATAAAACCATTCTGAAAACATGGCAGGATGTTCCGTTTCTGCAGGAGCAGCAGCGTGACGGTACACAAGGTGCACATACCAAGGAGACGAAAGCTGAAGGAGAGATCCGGCAGCGTTTTGAAGATCTGCGACTATGGTCGCGTATTGCCGAGACAGACCGGCGTTCACTGGTCGGATCGTATTCCGGTCTGATCTTGCGGCTTGCTGACGGCAAGACTTTCGATATGCCGGTTGACCGTGTGCCGGGAGGACTTGCAGGACTGGTTGAGGTTATCCCTGCTTGGGAAGGCCAGCTGGTTGTATCCGAATGGGACACAGATCAAACCAGTGGCACCTACGGCGAACCGAAGATGTTTCAGTTCAATGAAGCCAGTGTCGGTGATGATATCCGTCAGCCAAGACAATTCATGCTCCATCCGGATCGGGTCATCATCTGGTCACGCGACGGGACATTAGATTGCCGGTCATTACTGGAGGCCGGTTATAATGATCTGATGACTTTGGAAAAGGTCAGCGGATCGGGAGGTGAGGGATTTTGGAAGAATGCCAAATCCGCACCGGTGCTGGAAGTTTCGCCTGAAGCACGCATTGATGAAATGGCAAAGGCGATGGGTGTCTCCGTAGATGAGATAGCCGACAAGATGAATGAGCAGGTGGCAGGCTGGCAAAAAGGCTTTGACCAGCTTCTGATGATACAGGGCATGGAAGCCAAAAGTTTAGGTGTTACCCTCCCAAGTCCCGAGCACTTCTTCTCGATCGCATTACAGTCATTTGCCGCTTCGATCTCAATGCCGGTTAAGATCCTGATCGGATCACAATCCGGAGAACGAGCCAGCACAGAAGATGCCAACGAGTGGTCCCAAACCAATATGTCCCGCCGCACAAACACAGTCCGGCCGAACATTATGGCACTGGTCAACCGGCTAGAGCGCTTTGGTATTCTGGCTGAACGCGACTGGTATCTGGATTGGTCAGATCTGACAGAAGCGTCCATGTCTGAAAAGATCGACCGTGTGACCAAGATGGCCGATACCAATCAGAAAATGCGGGAAACGGGTGAACTGGTATTCACGCCGGATGAATTGCGTGAGGTCCTGGGTAAAGAGCCACTGACCGATGAGCAACGTTACCGCAATGAAGATGATGATGACGAAGCATCAGTGACGCCGCGTAAATCTCCTGCGGCTGAGGAAAAATAACAATGAAGACAGTTCGGGTGAATATCCGCACGCTGGCTAACGCCGGCGCGATCAGACGTGAAAAACGCAATGGCCGTGATGTGGTGATTGTGCCTGGTGCAACGCTGCCGGACAACATTGTTATGAACGGCATCATGTATCCGGCTGAGGAGATTGAAAAGAGTTTCAGCAGTCTCAGCCGTAAGCCGGCACCGCTCGGTCATCCGGTGATCAATGGCAAATTTGTATCGGCCAGTGATCCGGAGGGGCTCAATCTCGGCTGGATCGGTGCGTGGAACGAGAATGTCCGGCGTGAGAACGGCCGTGTTCTGCTTGATAAGGTTATTGATGTTGAAATGGCTAATCGCAGTGAGGGCGGCAAGGCTGTACTGGCCGCGATCGATAAGGGCGATCCCATCCATACCTCAACCGGCCTTTACTGCATGATGGAGGCCGCTAACGGTGACGTTTCTTATAAGAACATCGCCCGCAATATCCAGTTCGACCATGACGCTATCCTGCTGGATCAGGACGGTGCGGCCACGCCTGAACAAGGTGTGGGGATGCTAGTCAATTCAAGCGGTGATCCGGAAGACATAGAAGTCATTAACTCCGCACTTGATGAGGCAGAGCGTGATCTTGACTGGGCATTGGATTCTGCAGTTCGCGCATTGGAGAAGCGTCAGAGGGCACCACTGCTGGAGCGTTTAAAATCCACATTAATTGAGGCTTTCGGCACAGGTCGGGAAACCTCTGCAAACAGAAAGGAAACAGACATGACTGTATCGAAAGAACAGTTTGATGAGCTGTCCGCTAAGGTGAATACCCTTTCGGAAAGTTTCAGCACGATTGGCAATACCATCTCAGAGGCAGTCGCATCTGCGGTCAAACCTCTGACAGATAATCTTGCAGACATGCAGGCCAATCAGAAAGCCAAA